AACAAAATTATCCAGGATGACTTTGATAGAGAGTCGGCAAATGAAGAGGCTTTTTTTGAAGGTAAAAAGAAAGCGGAGGAGCAAGCAGCGTCAGATAAAAAGGAATTAGATAAGAAAAAACAAGATGATTTAAAATCTTCTCTAGGTATTGTTTCTGGTTTAATGGCTAGTGAAAATGAAAAGCTATTTAATATCGGCAAGGTGGCCGCAATAGCTCAAATGGCTATTGATACGCCAAAAGCAATCTCAACAGCACTAGCAAGCGCACCACCACCCATAAACTTTGCATTGGCTGGCGCAGTTGGTGTAGCTATGGCAGCACAGGCCGCTCAATTAGCAAGTGCAAAGTCACCATCAGCAAGAGAGCAGGGCGGCCAGTTTAGATCAGGTCAAGAATTGTTGGTGGGCGAACGTGGGCCTGAGCTAGTTAGATTTGGCAATAATGGCCGAATAGCTAACGCTAACGATACAGCAGCAATGGGAGGCGCGCAGCCCAAGATTAACTTTGTGTTGATAGATCAGAGCAGCGGTAAGAAAAAAGAGGCTGTACAGCAAGAGAATAGCGATGGGAGAATTGTTGTATTGATAAGAGATACGGTCAGTAGTGATTTGACCAATCCTAATAGCAAGATAAGCAAATCTAATAAAAGAAATTTTAATCTTGAGAGGAAGGTTTGATGGGTGATGTTGCTTTTCCTGCCAGATTAAAGCCTATTGTTAATCGTGGTTATGATTTTCGGCGCGGCAGTAATGTAAAACAAATCGGCGTTAGTGGCGGATTGTCTAGATCAGCACTACAATTTAGCCGCGAGCCAGTACCTTTTAATATTAATCTGCTTGTAACGACATTAGGCCAGCAGGCTTTTTTTGATTGGTACGATAGCGGTATTAATCATGGCGCTAATACCTTCCCTATGGAGCTTGATAGCGGTAACGGTCTTGAAACGCATCAATGCTTAATCACTAATGGCCCTAGCATTTCATCTATAGATCAAAAAAACTGGGCAATAACGCTAGAGATCACAGCAGAGAGTAACCCATCACAAGACGCTCCGTTCAGCTCTGCATTATTTCCTTTGTGGGATGCCTACGGCGATGAGCTATACAACGTATTAAATCAATACGCGATATTAGCCACAGAGGATTTACCAATATGAGCGCAGCCTCTATTGCCGCATATAAAAAATTATTAAACTCTCAGCCAGAAAGTGAGAGATATTTCGATACGTTTGAAATTACTCATCCATCAATGAGCCAAACTTTTTACTATGTAAATGATTCTTTAGATTTAGTTGTCACTGATGCCAGCATAGATGGAGGTATTTTTACTGCTACTAATGCAGAATTCAAAGGCGCTTCAAATAATGATGATTTAGATCAGTTGGCTACTTTCACTTTTCCAGATTTAGATAATCTTGCAGATGACGAATTAGACTTAATTGATTTTGGAGACCCCAACCCGGTACAGATAATTTATAGGCGATACCATTCAGATTATTTAGATAGTCCGGCAGATGGCCCTTTTATTTATAGTGTAACGTCCATCACCCAGGCAGCAGGAAGCATTACTTTTCAGTGTGGGGCACCATCTTTAAATAGCAGTACGACAGGTAGAACCTATAATTTTACTGATTTCCCTATGTTGCGCGGTATATAGTGGATATTAATCAATACACTGGTACTCCTTATAATTTTATGGCGTACAATTGCTGGCTCCATGTTGTTAAAGTGAGAAAAGATGCGGGTCTTGATACCAAGTTATTTACATCTGGAAGTGCTACGGCTCTATCAATCGCCAGGGCATTTAAAGCCGGTAGAGCAGATAAAAAGAATGGTTTAACTGTTGTATCATCGCCTCAGGACTATGACATTATCATAGGTACTAAAAAAGGTGTTCTTCCTCATGCTGGCGTTTATTATGACGGGTATATCACTCATTGCGGGGCTGGCCGTGGTGCAGTATGTACTACTGAGTATAAAGAATTTATTTCCACTTATGGCGCGGTTGAGATATGGCGGTAATTAGGCATCATAGAAAAGTTGGATTAACTTTTGAGGTAGAAGAGTATGAATACTCAACGCCTTTACAGTATTGTGTCGATAATTTCGAGGCAGGAATTACGCCGTTTACTGTCATGTCTGGAGATAATGACATAACGCACGACCTAGAAGCGATGCAAAATACAAACGGTGTATATTGTATTTTTGAGGTTCCCGGTAGTGCAGACGTGCTTTTTGTAGCTATAGTTGCTGTTTTTATTGATGCATTAATCCCTAATATAGAAATCCCTGACAACGTAAACAGAAATGAAGAATCACCGAATAACGCACTCGGACAGACTAATAATAAAAGCAGAATAAACCAACGATTACCGACTATATGCGGCAAGGTTAAATCCATACCTGATGTGATCATGAAATCATACAGACAGTTCAGAAATGACATAGAGGAGGAGATTGGTTATTTTTGCGTGTCTGATGATGATAATTTAATTGAAGACATAAAAGATGGAGACACCTTAATTGAAAATATTTCTAGCAGCTCATATGCTGTTTATGGCCCTAACAAGTCGCCAAACAATTCCTCGCCAGATATATTAGTAGGCGATGCTATAGGTGATTTAATCTCAACAATTACCGAGTCTGAAGAGGTTAGTAATTCGGCCTTAAAAGCAGCTAATGAATTAACGCTAACATGCACAAGAGATGCGACTGTAAATAGAGCGGGTGAGATAAAGGATGCAAATTTATCTTTTAGCGAAAAGTTTAACGGCGCGACTGTGATTAAAGTTGATAGTCTTAGACCTGCTCACACTAATATAATTCTAGACGGCACGTTTGATGTAATTTTGGTTAGTGATAATCAGATTCATTTAGATGTGTCCGGCTCTGCTGTATGGCAGACACTACAAACTATTGACCGGGACGTTGACCCTGATCATACAGGTATTCTGGAAGACCCAACGGATATAGATAGCGGGTTTACAGACTGGTTTAGTATCACAAATATATGCGTGAATGAATTTTTTGTTAATGTTGTGGCCCAAAATGGGATATATAAAGATGATGGGAGAAACAGAACTAGGGCCGAAGTCGAGTACTTAATACAGTGGCAATTACTCGGCAGTATGTTTGAGCCTGTAGGCCTAATCAATGAGATAACGGAATCTATCGAGGGCAGCACATCAGATCTGATAGGCATTACGACATTAGTTGATATAAGTACTCGCTCAAATGTTAGAGTGAGAATGAAAAGGATAACGGATAAGGATTTTGATTTTGAAGGGACTGTTAACGACGAAATAAGATGGAGAGATTTCTACGGCAGACAGGATATAGATGTAGACAATTTTGGAATTTGTACAACTATACACACGCGCAGAAGGAGAACATCGTTAAGCCCAGCTATAAGAAATCCAGAGCTTTCGTGCATAGCCACAGAGAAAGTGAATAAATACGAATCTGGAGTATTCGCGGCAACAAAAACACCAAATACTCAGGCAATGCAGTCTTTAATTCGGTTATCACTTGATGAAAGAATTGGAAAAAGATCAGAAGGCGAGTTAAACCTTGATAACTTGATAGCCGTTCAATCGGATATAGAAAACTACTTCGGCGATGAAGATGCGGGGAAATTTAATTATACTTTCGACTCATCAAAAATAACGACAGAGACGACAATATCTAATATCGCTAACTCTGTTTTTTGTTTACCGTTTAGAGTCGGAAGAGTTTTAGACGTGCTTTTTGAAAAGCCTCAAACTGTAATTAGTCAGGTATTTACTCATAGATCAAAAGTAGCTAATTCTGAAAAGTGGACACGAACCACATTAAATGAATCAACGAAAGATGGCATTGAGTTAAAATATACAGACGACCAAAATAATACCATAGAAACATATTTTTACCCTGAAGACAGAAGCGCAATAAACCCTAAAAAGCTGGAAATTGCAGGTCTTCGGGGGTTGAAGATTGCCAAGTGGCGAGCTTGGCGAGAATACAATAAATTAATATATAATCGACAGAGTGTTGATATAACTACGACTGAGGAAGGGCGATTTGTTACTCCTCATAAATTAATATCTATTGTGAAAGGATCTAGAATATTATCTAGTGATGGGTATATAGTTAGCATAGACGGGCTTATTGCTACTCTATCTCAGGACGTTACATTTACATTAGACGACAATCACTCTTTGATTGTTAAAAATAGAGATGGATCGACAGTAGCTATAAATGTAACTGAGGGAGAATCTCCTAATAAAGTGGTTATGCAGACTCTACCTACTGAGCCTATTTATACCGGCAATGATGAGCTGAAAACGGAATTCAGTTTCGGTAATGATGCCAGGCATTTAGCGCAAAGAATAATCCCTATCACTGTCGACCCTAACGATGACGGAACAGTTAATATAACAGGGATTAATTACGATGATAGATACTATGAGCTTGATGGCAATGCCGTCGAGCAGTCACCATTTGATGCAGGATTTAATGAGGGGTTCGGCTGATGTCAACTAGCGAATTAATTACGAGACAAGATTTATCTGATGCAGCTTTAGATGATACTTTTTTCAAGGAAGTAACAAACTCAAGAGCTGGTGGGGAGGCAGCAGGCGCAAAGATAGACATAGCAACTAACAGGCTAGGCGATCAATCGGATACTCTGGACGGAAGGTTGACAAAACTGGGGCACCTCCCCCCTATCGCCTATGCTGGTTCAATTGTTTTTGCTGCCGACGAGAACACAAAGACAATTGATCGCAGCGGTGTTATTTATGCGCCTCTACCTTCATTGCTGCC